TGTACACGGTGTCCAGAAAGGTCACTGGGTCGCTTTTAGGATAAGCGACAAACCCCCAAATTAATGGAATGTGACAGGCTCAAACCGCCCGGTCTGAGATGGGAGTTAACGAACTTAATTCGTCTCCTAATCTCACCGATTAAGCACATTTTGTTACACCGCACCGAGGTAGTCAACCTCAGGATTTAGAACTTCCAGTCCTGGACTGGTTTCGGATTCGGGGCATAAGTCCACCCTCTCAGCTTCTTAAGCTGGTTTCTCACTACTCTAATAGTATATGAGTCAAACTTAGTAGGGGCGGACTGTAATAGCTTCACCTTGGGAATATCACTGAGGAGTAGCCTGTATTGACTAAGTGGGATATGGTAATCCCAACTATTAGCTTTATGGTACTGTTCTCTTAACAGTTTACCTAGCAAATAATAGTCATCCTTGTCAATACCGAAGAACTCATCGATGTCATGATTATGCAAATTCCACAGTTTCCTGACTTTCTCTTCAAGAAACACTGGACAGCCATCGAACAATTTTCGATGAACATCACCGACAGATTTAAGTCTTCGCATAAGAGGCGAATCTCCATCATCAGTAGGAGCGAGATCCTGCTTTCCAATTCTCTCGTTTTGATTCCACATAGTGGATAAGAGTTTATTGAAAGCAGAGGGCCCTGTTTCATCGGTGGAACAATCTTGTTTTCGTCTATTGGTAATGAGACCCCAGTTTACATAAAACTGTTTCTCAACATCAACGACGTAATAATCAAACAGATTGATATTCACCGTTTTAGGGACCCATAATTCCGAGTTGATTTGGAGGAATTTATCATTAAAGAAGTTCTTGCCAACAAAAGGCGAGAAACCTAGTTGTGGTACAACATTATACCACGTTTGATAAAATCTCCTATCACAACAGAATAAGATATCGTCTCCATTAATCAGAACGGGGTCAGGAAGACGGAGGATGGGTAAGCGACGTCGATAATACTTTTCACTAGCAATATGATACCCAATGTAATTGGCTAGACACAAAATAAGAAAACTCAAATTGTGTCCCATCAATTGTCCATTGGTTTGCTGGAAATAAGAAACGACGTTCGGGCCAGACGTGGTACAGCTAAAATTCTCGTTCGGATCTTTCACATGGAATTCGAAGATGTTTCGAATTGTCGCATGTGTCAGAGAATCGAGAATCAATTCGCCGAGAGTCTGTCCGATTGGGGTAACGCCATTGCGGCAGAAATCCCAACCCAAAAGGCAACGAGTGATTGCAT